CCTGGGTTCTGGCCAGACAGGATGCTATTCAACCAGCCAATATTACTCCGCTCCCAGCCGCCATTCTGCTGGTTCCAATCCTCGTTAAGCAGGTCTAGGTTCCGCTGATTCTGGTCCTGCTCCATCTTGCCAGCGGCCGACAGGGCTCCAACAGTTCTCGCGCGGTACTGCTGGTCAGACTCGCCAGCGCGACGGTAAGCGTCGCCAACGGCAAGAGCGCCGGTGCGGTCCGCGTTGGCGGTGTTCGCCGCAATGCTGGCCAGCTGGCGCTGGTTCTCCTGGTCCATGCCGGTGGCACGTGCGCGCGAGTCACCGATGGCTAGGCGAGTGCGGGCGTCGCCCTGCATCAGGTTGCCGCCAATGTTGGCGCCTGTCAGCATGCGGTTCTGATCCTGGCCGAACAAGTCGCCGGCTGTCTTGTACCCAGCCTCAAGCGCCTGTGACTGCTGCCCCAGAATAGACTCGTTGGCGTCCCGGACGGCGCGGTTGGTGAACTCTTGGTGCCTGTCAGAGCCGAACTGACCAGCCCCAGTGAACGTCGCGTTGACACCTGGGAGAAGGTTCTCCGTCAGGTTGCGGCCACCTCGGCGAGCGATCTCGTCCACGACCCTCGAGGTGTAGGGCGACATGTAGTCGCCAACGGCGGAGGTGAACCGCTGGGTACCTTCAGCGAGGCCAGGCGCGGCAACTTCGAAGCCCCGCATGCCAGTGGCCGCGTCGTAGTCACCTGCGCTAGCCCCAACGGCCGAGAGGGCACCGGCGCGGCCCATGAAGGGGGCGGCTTCGGCCCTACCCGAAATGCCCGCCGCAGTAGAGTACCCCTGGTCCGAGGGCATCGTGTAAGGGTTGAACCACGGCATCTCCTTGGTTAGGCTGAGCGCCGAGTTCGTGGCTGCCGTGAAGGGGGCGATCCGCTGGTTAGGGTTCGGCGTATACGGCCGCTGTGACTCGCCGGAAGCGCGGTTATAGATCCACTGAGACGCGTCCTGGGCCCACTGGGGAGGACCGCCAGTCTGGGTCTGCGTCTTAGAGCCGCTCCCAAAGAGCCAGTCAAACATCACTTGCCTCGCATGTACTGGAGGGGAGACCTGGCCTTAGGAGGGTGCTTGTCGGTCGCCTTGTGGGACCGGACCTCGTCCATCAGGGAGTAGAGGCGCTCCGCACCCGCCTTGCTGGAACCGTCCCCCAGCATGGAGACGACGTCGGCCGGGATCACAAACTCGCCGTCAGACAGCAGCGCCGGCACCTTGTCGTCCTGACCAGCGCCAGGGCCCTCTACGTAAGTGCCCTTGGCAGCCTTGACCTGGGGGTAGAAGTTCCAGCCTGGGCCCTCGCCGTAGCGGAGGGGGTCGCCGGGGAACGGCATGTACTTGCGGACCGTAGAGTCTGTGGCCCTGACGTCGTCGACGGGAGGAGGAGAGGCCGGTCGGTCCCCGATGTAGAGGTCGCCGCCCGGGTCCTGGTTGCCGCCGTCGTTGATCAGGTCACCGGCGTTAGACATGGACGGCATGCCGCCCAGGTTGTCGACGAGCACATTGCCGTACTCGTCCCGCTGGCCACCTCGGTTGAAGTCAATGGTCCTGTTGCCGACGCCGGCCGACCTAGACAGCGCTCCGACCCCAACGCCCAGCGCAGGTCCGCCAAGCATGCCGGCCACGAGTCCAGGGACGTTCAGGTCCATGCCAGAGTAGCGAGACCCCATGCGGTTGGCAACGGGGTCGTAGGTCGGCTCCTCGTACAGGCCCAGCTGGCGCTCGAGCCAGTTCTGGTTGGCGCTAGTCACCCCCAGGTTGTCACGAGCCTCCTGCCAAGACTGCCCGGGGGTCTGACCAGGGTTAGGGTTAGACCAGGCCTGGTTTAGCGAGTCAACGATACCCTCCGGGAGTCCTCGGTCAATTGCCTCTTCCTGGCGCTGACGCGAGTTGTGCGTGGGTCCCGAGTACTGGTCGACTCCGCCGATCAGCGTATCGAGAGAGTCCCTCATGCCGAAGTCGTACCCGCCACCGACGCCATAGTCGCTGCCCTGGACGTCTCCGCCCGCGGCGTAACGACGGACCATCATTCGGCCGCCTGCGGGGCGCCGGTTCATGCTGGCGGACCTGAGTAGGCCAAGGGCCCCGGGGCGTCGGTTCTTCATGGGACCAGTATACACTGGAGACCTCCCGTTGTAAACCCTAAGTCGTGGCCACCTTGAACAGGTCAGTCGCCCAGGTGCCAAAGTCGTCGTAGTAGGTGGGGTCAGGAACCTCGTACTGCCGCAAGCTGGGGGCCTGAGAGACAAGCTGCGCCCAAGGCACCCAGGCGTCAACATTCTGCAGCACAGGCAGCGGGTCCTGTGGAAAGTCGTAGACGACGGTAGCCGCCCAGTCCAGCGGGTCCATGCCTCGAGGGTCGATCATCCGAGCACTGTCCCATCGCCGGTAGTGATGTGGGCGAGGCTAATGCCCGCCTGATAGTCGCCATCAACGACGTTAGACTCGAAGCGGAACCTAAGCTCTCGCCGCTGCTCCTTGGGGTAGACCACCTGAGTGTCGGGCTGGAAGGGGTAGTCGGGGCCTACCACCTCAGGGGCGCGGGCATTGGCCCGACCTGTAACGTTGAACTTCATCTCGCCGGTCTGAATAAAGTCCGGCTCAACGTACCGCAGGGTGACTGTAGCATTGCGAGGAGGCGTGTTTCCTGGGGGCGCCAGCCAGTTGATGTCACCTGTCTCGTAGTAAGACTTGATTGGCTGCGTGTTAGCACCAAAAACCTTATTCACTCCGTACTCGTGCTGCCAAAGAGCCGCGGTGTTGGTCCCAGAGATACTGGTGGCAATCGGGTACCGGTAGACCTGGGCAAAGTAAGCGGCAGTCCGAAAATCAGACGGCAGCGTCACGTCGTACCAGCACTTCTCGCGCACGTTGAAGATGACAGCGTGGGTGCACTCGGTAGCGTTGTCGCGCGGGTAGCACCACCAGATCTCACCGTAGCGCGGCACCTTGAACCCGAACACCTTCTCAGCGTGAGCGTAGTTCACGTGGTCGTAGAAGTAGTTCAGGCACATCGAGTTGGGCAGCTCGTTGACCGTGCCATTGAAGACGAGGAAACGGTCAAGGCCACACCAAAAGAACAGGCCGTCGTACTCCACGATGGAGTTTGACGACAGGATCGAGGACTGGCTGGACAGCGTGTCAAAGCGGAACACGGCGGCTCCACCGACGTAGCCTGCCCTGATCACGCTGTTCAGCGACCAGAAGATGCCCGAGGGGGCGTTGGCAGGACCCCCTCGGTAGGGCATCCCTGCCACGATCTTTTGGTCGGTGATGAAGGCGCCGTTGGCGTCGCCACCCGTCCAAGTTGTTGGCTGGTTGGCGTCAGACCAGCGGATGCGGCCGTTAGACCCAAACAGGAAGAGGTAGGGGGCCAGGACCGTAATGCCACCGTCCGCCACCGCCAGGGGATCGGCGATCTGAGTCAGTGCTGCTGTGCCCGCAATGTCGCCGATGTAGACAGGGCTTGCGCCCTGGTTAGCGATGTCATCCAGGTTAGGAGCCGCGTGGGCTATGACGGCGGTGTTGCTGGCCGCCAGATTTCTCATGGAGACGATCTTCCACTCATTGTTGGCGTTCGGCGTGAACCCGACAGGCGTCCTGTCAAAAGACCCGCCGATGACGCTGGAGTTGCGGTCAATGGCGATACGCTGGATGCCGTCAGACCAGCCAGCGTGGATAAAGGCCTGGTCGTCGATGTTATGCATGTGCAGGCCGCGGACGGGTCCTGACAGGTCCGCAATCTTGCGATAGCCACCCACCTTGCGAGGAAGGACGCGGCCTCCGCGGCGCTGCCATCGGCACCAGTCGGCGTCGACATGAGCGTCACCAGCAAGCAGCGTGCCGTCTCGTTGGATGCCCGGCTCAGAGTAGATGACTACCGGGGTCGGGTCAGAAAGGCCAGGGGGTCCGCCTGTCATGGATCAGCTCGGGTAGGGGTGGCGGGCCTGGATCTCTTCTCGCTTGGCCTTCCAGGCGAGACGCTTAGCGTCCTGGTCAGGGGCGTCTTCTGCGACGGCAGCTTGCCACGAGAAGAAGAGGTGATCAGCCTCCGTGGCGTAGGCGATCCGCCTCAGACGCTCGACCTCGTCGATGCTCATAGGAGTGGGGGGTGGCGGAATGTACTCGATAGGCTCCGGGACGGGGGGAGCAGTCCACTCCCCATCCACAAGACGCCACCCTCGGCCGACGTCATCATCGATTACGGTGTCGTAAAAGACGGCGACGTCGGGGTGAAACAAGTCCGACGGATCACCCGCGCAGAAGTCGCGGATCTGACCGTTCTCGACCCAAGCCCACTTCATCAGTAGCCCTCGGTCCAAAAGAGAAGCACGGCACCAACTCCGCCAGTTCCGCCAGCGGTGGTAGAGGCGGAGTTGTACACAGCCCCGCCACCGCCACCACCCGCAAACCCAACCGAAGCCCCGGCGGAAGACCCACCGACACCCGGCGCACCCCCACCACCGCCGCCCCCGAAAACACTTCCGCCCGCGCGAACAGAGGCGCCAGGATTGGTCCACGCGGCCCCACCGCCCCCTCCGCCAATTCCGCCACTCCCATTAGTCGTGATGGAGTTACCAAAACCACCCGCTCCCGGGCCGCCATTCCTCGTCGTGGTGTCGGAAAATCCACGAAGATTGAAGATGTCTAGCAGCCCACGATCGGTTGCATTGGTTTGCGAGAAGCCAAGTCCGAAGTTGGATGCAGAGGCCCCAGGACCATCGGCCGAGGCGCTGAACAGACCACCACCGTGTCCAGTCCCGGTGCTTCCGTTAAATCCATTTGCTCCGGCACCGCCCCAACCGCCGCCGCCGCCCCCGCCGACTTGCCCCCCAGTGGTGTTTGACCCACCGTTTCCACCGTTTCCATACATGCTGCCGCTCCCGCCGCCGCCGCCACCGGCAGCAGAAGAATTGGCCGAACCTGTACCGCCAGTACCTCCGCTTGCCGTCCTGACGGCGCGAAGCGTCGAAACAGCCGAGCCCGTTCCACCCGCCGCGCCAGTCTGGGTCGTAGCGGTGGTCCCGCCCGTCGCCGTCAAAAGAGAGCCGATGGATGACGTGCCTGCGGTAGTCCCGACAGTGATTGTCGGGAGCATCTGCCCGGGGATCACGTCGATGATCCCCATAGCGAACCCACCTCCGCCACCACCGCCGCCGCTACGATCGCTTGAAATAAATCCAGCCGCTCCACTTCCTCCTCCACCCCAAACACACGCCATTACTTGATATACGTTCTGGGGGACGACGAAATCATTGTATGTCCCGGCGACAAGGTATGTACGAATACCGCGCCACTCCGGAGGTGCAACCCGCGTAGGACGATTTGGAGGAAGAGGATTGCCGTAGCCGCCGAAGTTTGCCATCAGAAGTCTCCTCCCGCCGGGAAGATGTTGAAGGTCTCGGCGTTCTGCGTTGACGCCCGCAGGGACCACCCCGACGGAAGGAAGAGGGGGTACTTCCCGGTATTCACCGGCGCATTCCCGCCCAGGACGGCCTCCCAAGCCGGAATTGTGGCCGATGGCGTTACGGCGATGACGGGGATCTCATCGAGCAGTCGCGTGTTCGTTCCATCATTAAGGAACAACCGGACGGTCCCTGCCGTCGTCGTGGCGATTGCCTTGATCGTCACCGTGTCGATACGGGAACCGCTTGCGCCAGCCGTTGCGATAGTCGCAATGGTTCCGGTGCCGTCACGGTTCGTGTTCGCAGTCGTCACCTGACCGACCCAGGTCTTTGGCGTGCCGACGTATTGAGGTGCAACAGCCATGTCAGTAAATCCCCTGATCCATTAGAAGAAAGTCGTTAGGGAACGAGGCCCCGGTTGGACCCTGCGGGCCAGTTGGACCCGTGGCTCCAGTTGCTCCGGTAGCTCCGGTTGGGCCGGTTGGCCCCATGGAGCCGACGATCAACTCCATGTTTGTTCCGTCGCACACGAACATGTTCTGGTCGTCGGCCGCGAGATTGGCAGCCGGGGATTGGGCGGCGGTGCGAAGACCGAGGCTGAAAGCTCCGGTCGTGTTGTTCTTCACGACGTACTGGTTGACAGTTGTAGGGAAAATAATCTCCCTATTACCAGTAAGAACCCCTACAAATTCAATGAAGTCGTTCGTGAACTGCGACGGGGTCAGGGTAAAGTTACCCGTTCCGGCAACATCCACGACTACTCGCGTGTACGCGATCGTTGGCGCGTTGATAAAGGAGAGGGTGTACCAAGCCCCTGATTTGAAGAAAACGCCAGTCGAGCCGGTGTTGCCAACAGCGACTGTCGACGCGCCGTCGATGAGTTCTCCACCACTCGGAGTGATGGTCAGCGTTCCAGTGCCCCCGCCTTTAACGAAGAAAAAGAAATCGGTTCCTAATGAGGAACCCAGCGGCAGAGTGAGCGTGCCATTGCCGCCGCTCCACACAACAACCCCCGCGCGATCAGCAGTCGTCACGGAGTCGTTGGTGTTGGTGATGCGAGCCGGCATGGACTGGTTGAGGGTCGTGGCAATAGCCAGCACTCCCAAACCCTGCAGGGAAGTGGCAGTCGCGGCAGACGGACCCGTTGAAAGCTGAACCTGACCCCAAGTTCCTGCCTGGGTTCCATTAGACCTCAGGTAGACCATGAAGATCCCGCCCGAGGGGATCGACACGATCGAACCGCCGATATTGTTGTTGACCTGGATCGCGCTGGCGGACAGGTTGTAGATGACCGTCGTGTAGCCAACGCTGCCAAGGCGGGCGTCGGGCAGGGTGAGGGTGAACGCACCTGTAGCGGTCAGGTCCAGCGTCTTGGCCAGCACGTTGACGCCAGACTGGTTCTCGTTAGGCCAAGACAGCGTCGTGTTGGCAGTCAGGTTGATGGCCTGATACTGCGCGAAGGCGGGCAGGATTGTCGAGCCGCCAAAGACGTTCGTGTAGCTGGTCACGCGGTCCTCTCATTCGTCCTGTCGAGGATCTTGCGGAGCTCTTCGCCGGACAGCGCCGAGGCGTAGCGGTCGTACATCGACTGCCAGACGGGGATGCGCTGGTCATTCTTCAGGAACGGCGTGGCTTCCAGCAAGGAGGCGTAGAGGATGAGGTTGGGGGCGTTCTCGGTGAGCCAGTTGGTCTGGACAGTGTCGTCCAGCTCCTCCAGCTTGCCGTAGTACAGCACCTCGAAGGGGTAGGCAGCTGCCGGCGTGGGGGCGATCAGCCAGTTCTCGAAGTTGTAGTCGGCGTAGTAGACAGGCACACCGGTGACAGTGTCGTTGGGCCAGTAGTCGCGGCAGTACTCGTAGGACCTGCCCTTCAAGATCGTCCGAACATTGTTGCCCGTCCCGGTCCCGAAATTCATCGAGATGGTCTCCTTCCACCTGTTCGGCTTCGGGATGACCGCCACTCCTGCCTGCATGACCGACGTGACAACGGCCGTGAACCCCTGGATCTTCAGCTCGGTGATGATCCGGTCCTGAGCCAGACCTACCAGCTGGGGGAGCTGGTTAAAGACGATAGGGTCCGTCGTCGCCCCTCGCTCCAGGTAAGCCCTGAGGTCGGCCAGCAGTGAGGTGTAGGTCATTGCCGTGGGCATTACGACCTCGTGTTCAGGCGGTCTTCAAGGCGGTCGACCCGCTTCACGACGTCATTGACCTGCCGCTCCACGCCAGACTGAATGTGGACGCGAAGTTGCGCGATCTCAAATCGCATAGCATCAACCGTGCTCACAAACCACATGAGCATGGCGACAAAGACGGGAACGCCTATAATAGTGGTGAGTCGAGAGAGAAGGACGAGGAGAACACTGTTGGCCATGCTATCAAGCCTCTGCTTGGTCTCAGTAGACATCAAGCCCTCTTTAAACATGGCTCAGCGCGACCCTGAGCAAAGGATCGGAAAATCTAGCTTGTTTTTATCTGGAGACATGACAAAGCCTCTTGCGAGAGAACAGCTCGCTCTTCAGCGGGCTTTGCCTGTGGACTTCATAGTACTACACTAGGGGTCTAGTGTACACCCTCTAGTTACTCGGTCACCAAGGGCGTGTCAGGCCTTGGATGTGTGAGCGAGATGTTCTCGGTCCGGCGAGGCGGAAGCCGGTAGGGGTCGAAGACGTCTCTGCAGCCGTCACAGACCAGCAGGCCGCGGTTGTTGGGGTCGGGGCCCAAGTCGTCGTAGGGGACCTTGGTCGAGCAGCGGCCGCAGATGGCGATGGCCACGTGCGCGTTGCCCCTGGTATTGAGGTAGCGGCTCATCGAGTGTAGGCCCCGATGTTGGCGTTGATGCGGATCTCGGAGGCATCACGCTCCTCGGCCGAGGCCAGGGCGATGGCTTCAGCGGCGTCTGACTTCAGGTCGGCCAGCTCAGCAGGCTGGGGCCTCATGTCGCGAGGCAACTCCTTGCCCACGCGCCAGGCAAGGTCCGCCACGATCGCCGGCAGCCAGCGCTCGGGGACCTCAACATCGTTTACCGCCAGGGTGATGTCCTGCATGTGCCTGTGGCGCCAGATGACAAGCACGTAGGTCGTGGCGTCAGGCACCTGCCACAGGGTGACCTGGGGCGTCCTGAACCTCTCCATGAAGAAGTTGACAGGACGTCCCTGCGCGTACTTATTGGCGAGGGACGTGTAGTCGTCGACATTGAACCGGTACATCGGGATGTCCGAGACCAAGTTAGCGACGTAGAAGGTCCAGGTGTTGATGGTCAGGCCCGTTGACTCACGGACTCGGAAAGCCACGGCCGACCGGACCACCGTGGCCTCAAACCAAGCCCAACCCGCCCCGTAGGATGCACTGCCGGGCGCCGAGGCTGTGTTCCACGAGATGTTGTCGGTCGTGTACTCGAACACCAAGTCGTAGGTGCCTGAGGTCAGGATGTTGACGCCGAACATCTGAGCCTGAGCCGACGAGGTCGGGGTGAGGGTGATTGAGCTTACCGTAGACGTAGTCGTCCCCGTCATGGCTGACGGGGTGCGGAGGATCATCTCCATCACGTCGATCGTGCCAGCTGGCAGCACGTAGGTCTGCTGGCCTTGAACGGTGCCGACAAGGATCTTGTCCCGCACCCAGAGGTTCAAGCCTCGGTTGGCCCACTCACGAGTCAGCAGGTACATGTTATCGCGCGCAATCGCGGCCATCTCAGCCGTGATGCTGGGCGCGGCGAGGCCACACTTGCGGTAAGCCTGCTCCACGATCTTGGACGTGGGGTAGGGCGTCTGCGAGACTGTACCGCTGGTAGGCATGTCAGCCTCCTCGCTTTCCGCGCCGAGCGTTCATGTTGTCGACAAGGTTGGGGTAAGGACGCCCGGCTGCAGCTGCTCGAGCCTTTGCCGACGACTTCTGGCTCGGCGTCAGCTTCTTGGGCTCCGGCAGGTCCTTGGGACGTGGCTTCTCCCACACAGGCTTCTTCGGCATGTCGAGCTCCTCAGCAGTCCCAGGCGCGGCGGGCCTTGCGGAGCCGGCTGTTGGGGTCTTTTGCGGCCTCGGGGTACATCTTCATTTGGCCAGCAGACCTGGCACAGAACGACTTCTTGCGAGGCCCACCCTCAGGTTGCGGCGGCTTGAGGTTCCCGCCTGTCGCCTTGTTATAAGCAGCGCGACCCTTGGCGTTGAGGCCCCCTTCCGGGTTCTTGTGCTCGGCCTTGAGCTTGAAGTCCTTTTTGGAACCAGTCACGATGGAAGGCCTCCGCCACCAATACCCGAGCCCGTAGGAGTGCCGCCGGTCTGCTTGGCAAGACCAGAGGAGATAGTGAGCGTAGTGAACTGGAACTGCTCGACGATGGACTGACCCCCGACCCTAAACTCACGGTTAGCTGGTGGAACGCCGCCGCCAAAGCCGTCGAAGAAGAAAAAGTACGGGGTCACGTCAACCGCCCAAGGCGCGCAGGGCCGATAGCGTCGCGGTCGTGTCCGCGATTTCCACGTCCAGTGCAGCGATGCGGATGACGT